ATACGCATCGTGACAGAATTACTCTTCGCAGCATACAGGAAAGAGTGATTCAACAAAGTCCAAGATGCGGGGGAACCAGCGTGTGACTGAGCGGCCTCAGTCGACGATGTGAGAGGGACAAAGTAAGCCGCAAGCATCCCAGATGCGAAAGGATTCCCCTGCAGCTGGAACGTGACCTCAATGTCACCATGGAAATATTGGAAAGAGCCAACCTGATTCTCGGTTGGACCCTGAACAAAATCCCAGGGCAACACCCAGGATTGAATGTTCCATCCAAAACCCTGGAGTATTGACCACTCAAAGACCCCGACCAACGTTGGCCTAGCCATGATCCGAGCCACATCATAAGCCATCTCCGGGTTAGCTGGTTGGGCATCCGGTAACGTAGGAGCGGGATCCTCCAATGTCTCCTCCGTGGACGCAGTGTCCTCGAGCTCGACACCCGCTCCATCAGTCGTCGGAACGGGATCCATCTGGTTCTCGCACTCCTCAATGGGCGGAACGAAGACGTAATGCCCATCACTGTTGGAGAGATAGCGGAAGGCCAACTCATCCCAGGTGAGGAGACGGACGTGGATGTCCAGATCGGCAAGATCACGTCTAAGCACGAGACGGCGACGCTCAAACTCCGTGAAGCCATGTCCCATGAGACGACCAAGCATGCCATTAGCGTTCTCGACGATAGCCTCGGCGGGAGCCATGGTCGAACTGGTGAACGCGATGGGCTTGGCGAGGGAGTCCTCGTTTGCCTTGTACACCATCTCACCATCCAGTTTCCAGTCTCCAACGTCTGTGAGACACACTGTTTTCCCAGACAGAAACTCCAGATCCATGAAGTGTTTGGTCTGGATCGGACCTTTCGTCTTATCAGCGGGAAGCACAGTGATACCAAGGAGGCCCATCTGTTCCTGGAAAACAGCTCCGTTCCAGTAGGGCAACAGTTGATCACTGACGATTGCGATGAGATCATCACCATAGTCCTTGTGGGTCACATTCTTCCGAAAAGCCTGGATGGACCTGAAGATCGGGGGGATCCTGGGCCATACCATGATGAAGGTTACCAGCTTGTAAACGACGAGGACAATGGTGTTGAACTGGATGGTGAGAGACCCACCAGTCGCGTGGGCATTCGATCTCCAGAGCTTATCACCTCCGAGGGCCATTGGGCCAAAGGAGACGTTCTCCCCCAACATCCGTCGAACCATGTGGTCGTGAGGATCCCCGTTAGGGGAGTGGCAAGCGTACCACTCGTTGATCATGTCAATGACCATACGAACGATTCGCGGGTGGACGGTCGAGTCCATCGACTTGATGTCCGCATCGAAGCCCTTGTCTCCAACTCGAGTCAGGTATTTGATCATATCTGACCAGTCCTTGGAGTACACGTTCATCCCGACCGCAGACCAGGACGTGGAGAAGGATCGTGTAAAGGCCGCAATGAACGATCCAAAGTACCGTCGCATAACCAGGGACAAGGCGAAAGGCTCCGCGAGAATCGGTCTCGGCAAATCAACTTTCTCCTCGGCCCGCAATTCGTCCTTGGGGAAGACATACATCGTCTCCAGCTCAAGTTCGTCTTTTGCGAGCCCTTCCTCCAGCTTATGGGTTAACACAGCAAGCTCTTGTCCATGCTCAGTGCTCGTGTCGATGACCAGCGTCTCTGGGTCCTCCGGATCAGGACAGAGATAGTCGCTCTTCTTGAGACCAGGGTAGCGGTGCTTCAAGGGGAACCCCGGCCCAGCCTTAAGGTGAAGACCATTAAGGCCCTCTCCTCCGTTGATGACGGTGGTCAAAGGGAGGGGTCCAACTTCGCCAACGG